TCAAAAACTTTGCTTCTTATCAAAGGTCCATCTTTTACCATTGTAAGTCACGGTGCCATCTAAATTAATCGGCAGCTCTTTTAATGAGTAGTCATAGATTTTAAGAACATTCCCGTTCTTATCTAAATCAGCGGGTAGATTGCAAGTATTCTCCATTCTGCCTGCTTCCGAAACCATGATCATGACTTGCATATTTTTCTCCCAAAAAAATTAAAATAACACTTGCATTGTGACTAGTCACATTATATGATTAGTTCATAGCCAAGGAGAACAGCAATGAAAACTTATCATGCTACTAATAATCAAGAATTAAAAGAGATCATCAAAGGCCATGGTGATTATGCTGGTCTTTTCACTTCTGAAAATATTGCGCTTACTGCGAATGGTGACTACGGTGATTACATCTACACTGTAGAGTTTGAATCTATTTGCGAAAAATCAGACATTGAAGAATATTTAGAAAATAACCCACAGTTTTTAGAGACCCATCCAAATTTTGTTGTTGATTGTGATGATGCTGAACAAGATGACACTTATTTTGAAAATCAAAAGTTACGCGCTTTAATTGCTATTGAATTAGGTTTTGACGCAGTTGAAGAAAATGACGGCTGGCTAGTTGTTAATGGCAAAGTTGAATTTTTAGGCCATCGTAAAAGTGAAGAAGTTGAAACTGAGATTGAGGAAAACTGGTAATGGCACAATCAGCAGCAGAACGAAAAAAGGCAGAACGAGACAAGAAAAAAGAACAAGGCATGAAAGCAAAAGAAGTGTGGTTTTTGCCTGAAACACTAAAGATAATTGAGGACTTTAGAGAAAAGAATGAATCTCTCACTTTTGAAGATGCTGTAAATGAAATAATAAAAGGTTCTAAATAGCCCTACTCAAAGGGCTTTTACACAAATCGAGATATTCACATTACTATTAATAGTGTGAGCTGTGCAACCTGAGAAAAGGAGGCACAGCAATGTGATGAGCGATGCAACTTTGGTACGTTTGCACATATAAGTTACTTCTTTAAAAAGAGTGCTCTTTCAGCCTCTCGGCGACGAATTAGGCCCTTCATAACTTTGCCACCTGCTTTGTTCCAAACTAGGAATTGATCGGCAGCGTTGATAGTCACCTTTATTAAGCAACTTAAGCAATGTTGAACCCTTAAAGGCACCTGAGCCAATGTTGTAAGATAGTGAAACCAATGCATCAAATTGATTTTGATTTAGCGGCACTGTCACAGATGCATTTACAGTCTTTTCAAATTTAGCTAAGTCGTGCTTGAAGTAGGCCTTAGCTTGCTCAGGTGTGCAAGTGTCACCTTGCTTAACCTTCGCGCCATTTGGATAAACTGTGGTGCCAGTGCCAATGGTCCAGACTCCTACCCCATCGTCATAAGCTGTGAATCGTGTGCCTTCAAAACCTGTTATTAGGTCTACACCAAAATCACTTGTAGTTTTCCCACCTGGTGCAAGTTTATTGACCACTTTATTTAGTTCGTCTACTTGTGCTTGAGTGAGTTTACCACCTGCAATTACACGAGCAGCATCAAAGAATGGTTTAGTTGTCATTGGATTCTACCTTTGTTCGATCATGCCCGAAGTATGAGTTGACAATCGCACCAGTCCAACCGACAACTGCACCCAAAAGGATATTTACTAAATCCTTATTTTCTTTTGGAATATCAAAGAAAAATAAGAAAATTAGAATCAATAATGCTAGAACCAATACTGCAACAGTAATAATCTGCTTACTCTCCATCACATGCTCCATTATAGCTTTTCATACGTGCTGCATGTTCCAGTCGTTCTCTTCGATCCCGCCGAAACTGGAAATAGAAATTAACTAAAAAACCTAAAACCGTAATAATTAAACCAATAGCGGTAGCTGCACTGACCTGAAAATACCAGCCAAATAACGTCACTCCGCCCCCCGCATACATTGATTTTGTGGCTGCAGTGGATGCAACCACTTCAACCATATTTGCTGCCTTCTCAGACATGCTACCCCCTATGTTTTAGGCAATAAAAAAACCCTGTTCTAATTAAAGAACAGGTTGATAGGGGTTTGTTGAGTGTATATCTAAGTAAATGAATTAAGTGGAAAATGCTTGCACCCAAATCGTTGAGCTTATATCAAAAAAATATAAAGTGAATTTTACTTAATTTTCTCACGTCTATCTAAAATTAATTTTAGAGAGCATTGGTGCAACTCTTCCATTTGTTCATCCCATAGTTTATCGGTCTTAAGCTTAGTTACAACATCTACATATTCGTAGGATTCATGCAATGCTGTTGAAGCGAATGCAGAAAATGCATGATCCGCCTGACAAGAAGTAAGCAGCGTGGAAAGCTTATTTCTATCATGTCTCGTTAACTTGGATTTAGATGAAATATCTTGATAGATTTCTTCTATTTTATTAGTTACGTAGTCCGACACGAAAAATCTCGGCCGCGTAAGTGATTCATCGTTAAGGTTGAGAGCAACTGTAGTGGATTCACCTAATGGGGTTTTAGCGTAAATCCTGTGTTTACTCTGCGATAAGTGATCTTTTGGATTTATATCAAAAGGGTTAATAATTGGCTCAGCTACAACATCATGGGAGCCTTTTGTCGTATTGCATCTTTTGCAAGAAGGCAAAAGGTTTTCCCAACTAACTACTTCATCAGGATAATCGTTCTTGAGCTTAAAATGTTCGATTTCCATATATGAACCACTAACCATTAATTCACATTCGCAAAAAGCACACTTAGAGTTACTGCTTAACAATAATGCCCTCTTTATACCTTTGTGTTTCCAGACTGCATCTTTACTGTTAGCTTTAAATTTTTTAGTAAGTGCTTCAACTTGTGCATCTGTTAGGTACTCTGGCTTTTTCCCTCGTTCCAACTTAATCATGGGATTACTCTCCAAGACTATCAAGCTGCATTCTAAACACAGGTCGCAATGGATAACGCGGGTGAAGCATCATATCTAATTCATTATAAGCTTCTCGTGCTTCATTTATATTTTGGTTATCTAATGCATTATCAAAACGCCGCTTCACTTCATCATATTTTTTTGTACGGAGATCAGGCATACCCATAACATCTTTCAGAATTTCTTCAATAGTCCATCCTTGATACCCATATTCAGCTTCTGGTAAATCACGCACCTGTACTTCATTGTTGTCTGATCGCGTCAATGAAATAACTTCATTTCGATTTGCTGTCTGAACGACGTGTGGACTGTGCGTAGTTACAAAAAACTGAGCTTTTGGGAATATCTCTTTTAAAACAATACAAATTTTCCCCTGCCAAACTGGGTGCAAATGGGTTTCAATTTCATCAATAAGAATTATCCCATTAAATTCTGCAGCACATTTTCCTTTTGCAGCAAGACGATAGTCAATTTCTTTTATCAAACCCAATATGATGTAGATTATTGACTTATAACCAGACGATAACCGTTCAAAAAATAAATCACCTGTTGGGGTATTTATTATAATTTCATGATTTAGGCTAATTTTTTTAAACTTAAAATTTTTATCTAAAATTGAAAAACTAGAAACTGCTAAGTTTAGGTTTTTTTGTTGAATATTAGTAAGTGTATCCTCATGTTTACTATAAAGAAATCTCTTAACAAACCAACCTTTAATATCATCTCCATTAATACACATCCTATTAGAGTGATTGAAACTACCGGCAGTTGGTTCATCAGAACTTATTGAAGTCATTGTTTGATAACTGAGACCTCTATTACAATCCACAAATAATAGATAAGCTTTATTATCTGGATAAACAACTTGCCCAATTAAATTCTGATCCTCAATCTCAGAAATGAGAGTATCTTCATTTTCTATATCATGTTCTATGGTAATTTTTCCTTTAAGAAAATTTACATTTCTAATAAATTTCCTAGATATCTCATTCGAAAAAGGGACCGCTAATGCTTCTAATATATTTGTTTTTCCGACCCCATTTTCTCCACAAATAATATTGAATTTTGGGTTTATTTTATCAATCTTTAAATAATCAATACCGCCCACACCGCTTAACTCAACAGATTTAAATTTCACGAGTCTAAGATCCTTATTTATACAAAATTATGAAGAGTATGCTGGAATCCATAAAATAACATTATCACTCAAATCTCGAATAGGTATTTTCTTGACTTGAGAAGAACCAACCAACCCTGCCGTTAAACCTGATAGCTCCATAACACCATTCGCTGTTACTCCAAATTTCTTTTGAGAGTCTGCTGTACTTGTTAACGTCACAGTGTCATAAATTTTAAAGTCTTTATTAACAATAGCCCCAGACTGATTGACTGTATTGCTATATTTAAGCAACGTAATTAAATCAAGATTTGTGACGTTTGCTGTAGAAATATCACATGAGTTCACGATATTACCACCGCTATTTATGATATTAAATTGCGTAGTTGCACTGGTGAAGTTTACTTTAAAGGTCATATCAGCAAATGAGCAAGCGCCCGTTGCACCTCCATTAGATCCAGTACCACCCACTTTATAAACAGTATCCACATCCAATACTGAACCACCAATGAAAACAGATCCATACTTCTTACCTGTTATGCTGGCAACATGAACTTCAGTGTCATATGAAACGCCTTTTCTTAAGTTTGCAGCTGTCTTGGTATTGATCGCATAAACAATACTTTTTAAATTCCAGCACCGCTGTTCAATATAGTGCTGTTGGCAATCTTTTGTGACCACATCAATATCAATTCCTACGTTAAGTCCGTTTGCACCCAAACTCACTGCTGTTTGATCTAAAACTATAGCTACACCGCGATATGCATCTTCGATAAAGCCACGGACCTTAATGTTTGATATAGGATTGTTTTGCAAATAAAATGAACTAATATCAGCATTAAATCCATAACCAACATTCGCTGTTTTTCTAAGAGTAATACTTATATTTCTAATTGGAAGATTTGAAACAGCACCTGTCTGGATACTTACCGCTTTACCCCCATCTACATAATTCGATTTAACAACATAAGGTAAATTCTCTCCCTCCACTTCGATAGTAATATTCTCCCCACCATGTGTAATTGATACACCATTTGATCCGGCACCTGAATAATTTGTTATTGAACTAGTTATCTTAGGAAAACCTAGTAATTTGAAATTCTTAACAGCATTAAGTTGAAATACATCTCGACCAGTTACCGCAGTCGTTTTAAAAATAACGCCCTCAACACATTTGATGGTTAAGTTATTGTAATCAGCAAACTGTATCGATGCTGATGGAGTTGCAGGGTTACGAACTGGGAAGTAATTATCACCGAGATCGTAAGTACCAGGTAAATCAACTTCAATAACTAGACCATTGGCTTTTGCAATATTTACCATGGTTAATAATTCGCTATAACAATTCCCAGTTTGTTTAGGCAAACCCCACCATGAAGTTTTCAAAATACCTTTAGGCTTAAAGACCCATCCGTTTAGAATCGTACCACCATTGTTAGTGGCCGCTAATGTTGAGTCATAGGTAAAAATACGACCATCATCTACTCCATTTTTAGACTGTAAAATTACAGTTTGGCCTTCGGCTCTAGGGGTATATGACAATAAATCACTTAACGAGTTAAACTTTCGCACTGATTCATCATTGATTTGCTTTTGACTTTCTGCACCATCTTTTACATTATCAGCATCTTGATATGCCTTCACCCAAGATGTTGTTAATGCATCGTAACGATAGTTGCCTAAATCTTTTACATAGATTGTGCGTCCGTCCCATACATTAGTAACACTTTCTAAGGCTTCCCATGAATCAAGATGCGTAATGGCTAATGCATTAATTGTCCCCTCGTTAATGGCTTCATCCATCATTGCGAGGAACATTTCTTTTAGAGCTTCATCATTAGCTATACGGTCTGCAATTTCTTTTGATAGATCAGTAACTAATTGAGCAATGTCACTCGTATTTTCATTTACGTTTTGTTGTAGATTATCAAGCCACTCGTCAATCGTGTTTATTTGGTTTTGTAGATTGTCATCACCTGCAATACGATCAGCAATCTCTTTAACTAAAGCGAGCCAAATTACTTGATCTCTATAACCAAGCTCCTGAAGCTTCCACCAGATTAAATCAAAGTCTTTGTTTACAGGCGATGGACGAAATGAGTTGTTATAAGATTGATACTCAGTGGTCCTACGGAATGGTGTATTTCTTTCAATTGTAATCAGCACACCATTAGCAGGTGCAGAATTGAAAGTTATTGAGCCGCCAGTAAGGCTCCATGATCCAACTGGCGCCTCTTCCCCATCAAGAGATACAATCAAGTATTCAGATTTATCACAGTCAAACGTAAGCGGATAAACTGTAGTGGTTCCATTCGCTGTATATTCTATAAATGGCGTCTGTTCTGGTACTGCCATAGCCTACCCCTAATTTTCGAAATCTAAGGCGGCTTCATGTACGCCACCGTTTGTCCTCCAATTAGGCGTTTCTTCATAGTCAGTTTGGTTGAGTGATTTTCCAACTCGTTCAGGCGATTCAACGATTGCACCAGCTAATGAGTCTAAGTAATCATCTGGTTGGTCGGTAATGGCTGGGTTAAATTCACGCATCTGTTTAACTTGTGCTGAATCTTCTCCGTTCTCATCTTCAAGCACAGATACATGTGCCCATAGCAGGCCAGAAATTAAGGGCCCTTCAATACCATCTAAAATGCGTTTATTTTTTGATTTAGTTGAATGCTGTTCTGTTACACCACAACGTATTCCACGAGTCTTTAGAGCAGCTTTTAACGCTGCTGGTGCGAAGTTACCGATACCATTTGTCTCAATAGTGACTTTAGATAAATGGAATTCCTTGATGATGTTGCATAGCTGCCAAACTTGCCCGCCTATTACGCGCCCATCAGCATCGGTTTCAATTACTTCGCCCTTAAGTGCTATCGATCTATGCCAATATTTATTACCTATATCATCATGAAAGACTAATGCAGTTGATGAAATATCAGACTTAAGCTTTCCTGATGATGGGTCCCATCGGAATGTTGCACCAACAATCTGACGCTCACCAATCATAAACATGGTAGTTCTATTGGCTCGTTTAAGAACTGGTTCACAGTTGTAAGCTATGATCTTATCTGGGTCTAAACGCACATCACCAATTGGCTTAGCGTGCATTTGATATTGAGAGTCCCATTCATTAAGGGTTTTACATTCCTCTCGGCGTGATGCCATTTCTTCCGCATCAAAACGTTCTGCCCAAATTCCTTCTGAATAGAAATCAGCAACGTAATGATCTTGAGCCAAGGTCACTTCATATAAATCATTTACTTTTTTTAGCGTGTAGTCTTGGCCTTTGCTAAGGTATTTCGCCCCTTGCCCAATCCCAGCAAACGCATGTATTGGCTCAAAGTCCAAAAGGTATTTACCACCTGCTAATGCATTCTCAATGCGCTTTTCATTTTCAAACATTTTGAGCACCAATATATCTACTTTACGTAGCTTTTTAATCTTGTCGTAAAGTGAGTCATGTGAGTGTGGTGTACCTATCCAAAGCTTTTTTGCACCCGGAAAGGCAATGTGTGTTTGTTCAGATAGTCTGTAGGTGAGTTTTTCTCGGGCTTCTGGTGAACCCGTTGTTTTTGGTGTTTCAACGTCATCGTTCTGGATGAAGTGAGCGCGGTGACCTGTTACACCTGAAAGGATGCCTTTAGCCAACATAGTTCCGTAACGAACATCGTCTGTACCTGCAACCCACCAGCGTTCAGTTTCACCTTTTTTTCTTTTGACTTCTGGATTGTCAACACAAAGAGGATGCTTTTCTAAGACTAACTTAGTCCCGTTACTACACTTATAGGCATCATCATCTGTAGTACCTTGGTGGAGTATCTGTGTTTCGGGCCAGCAGTAAATAACCCATGCATTGAAAACATCCAGAATTGTAGATTTTGAATGCCCGCGCGGCATCATGAGCAGTGCAGTACGGCCCTTGATATAAAAGTTTTCTAGGAAAATACAAACAAGGGCATGGAAGTCTGGAACCTTCCAACCCTGTATATCTGCCCAAATTAAAAAGAAGGCTAGAAAGCTGATCTTTGGTTTAGTCATCAGCTCATCCGTTGTCTAAGCTTATCTGCTTCTGCTTCTGCTTTTTTAATTAGATTTTGTTCATGTTTCTTTTGCGTGTCCTCGTCCTTACTTTCTGGTGGCAATATTCCTCTACGATATGCCAATACTTGCTCAACTTTTGTGATAGCTGAGGCGCATTGGTTCAGGCCCTTGTAGAGCCATACTTTATTGCCACGATCCTCAGGTGTTTCAAAACCACATTCACTTGCTGCATATGCAATTTGAATAAGGTCATCAGTCATTTTCTCAGTGAGTTCTTCTAACTCTTTTGTTTGATCATCACGCATAAAAAAGCCCTCGCATATAGTTCATATATACAGGGGGTTCGGTTGGGGTTTGTTGTGTGAGTTATCCTTCTTTTACTTCTACACCATATTCAAAGATTTGATTACTTTCATCTCCAAGAAATAGTCTTATATTTGCATTATCAGAAACTCGACTCCAAACTCTATTTTCAACCAATTCTGATTTCGGCCTTGTATAAACCTGAAATCCCAATGCAACTGCAATAAGCGCATCCCTACCTGATACTATTTTCATAGTTTTACCTAAACTATTATTAAATTATATCCAGCCATTTCAAACTATATGGCAAAAGGCTAAAAATCAATAAACATGTGGTGAAAACTCCAAGTATTCCTTGATTCATTAATAATGTTTCACCAGCTGTTAATCCTGACCGACTGTCTCTTTTAGTCAAAAAGTTAGCAACAACTATTAATGAGAAAAACCATACAATCGGTAATACAAGAATAGACCACCAACCAAATAGACTAATAATTACAAAGATCCCCCAAACTATACCAATGATAGAGATTAAGGAATAAATACTATTAGTAGCACGCACCAATCCAAGTGTAATAGACTTACTTGTTAATAATGCTGTAATTATTAAAAAAGGTATAAAGCAAAAAGAAACTATCTTATATATTTCCACTATTTCACCACTTCATCTAAATCAATTGGGTTCAAACCTTCAAGACCTTCACCACTTTCCCACCATTGGCTCCGACCCTGCTTTTGCATCTTTCTTTTATACTTTTCTTGATAGTCTGGTGCAATCATATTTTGAAGATCATCAAACATTAAGCGGTTCATAACAGTTTTTGCGTACCATAAGTTTTGCCCAGGTATTTTAGATTTAGCCAACATATACATTTGGTTTGTTTTACTAGTAACATCCTTGCCGTTCAGTATCTGATTGGCCGTTCCGCTTGTAAGTTGTGCAATTTTGACCATATCCCCGCCCATTGGCCCAAGCAAGAAATCCCTTCCATCACGTCCTGACGTATCTGCACCAGCTGCAACAATATCCCCCAAGAGAGTCATGCCACCACCCTTCATCATTGCTTTTGTCATAAAGCTTAAAGCGACATCTGGATCATCGTCATCCCACATCGTTAGAGGGTTGTTCCCATTTGCAATTTCACCCAACTGTAGTGACAAGGCACCCATTACACTCATCCCCATAGCAAGAGGAATCATATAGGTAAATGGAGTTGGTGAGAATACACCATCACGCAAAGCGCGCGTACCGTGGCGCATCAGAAAGGTTACAGGGAAGGATTTAAACTGCATCATTCCACGAGCCATAAACCCAACGAGACTACCACCATGTGTTTTCCCATAAAGTTTTGTGCGCTCACGCAGTCCAGCTTCAATCACAGCCATACCCTGTTCATCTAAAACATGAGAAAAGTATTTTTTAACGGCTTGGTTTTTGACTTCTACTGGATCACCCAAGTGTTTTAACTGATCATCAGGGATGTTTAAAATAGATTGCGTAGTCATCAATGGGTTGCCTGATCCATCCTTCATTGGCTCTGCCAGCCCCATTACCTCCCATGTACGTTCATCCAAGCCAACAGCTTTTAAAAAACTCTGATCTTTTGCATCCAGTTGCCCCCATTTCTTTTCTTTGGGTAGGTTTGCATATTTATTCATTAATAACTTTGACCATGCGCTTTTAGTTGCTCTGGTCCAAGCATTAAGCAGTGATGCACGCATGATAGTTGAAGAGGCTGTGTTAGAAATTCGCGCTAATTGACTTGCACGATCATAAACATTCGTTAAATCTTCTGTAGCAAATCGACCTAAAGATGAAGTTATTTCATCAACAGCAATGCCCATGCTAAATGACAACTCTCTATCCTTTGGGTTAAATGGATTCATCTCGCCTATTAGATTACCTATAAGCTTCGCTACAGACAGATTGTGCATACGTGCCAGTTTTATCATTGGTGCTATATCTGACAGGGAAGCTAACAATGCTGAACCAAGCATGGTGGATACATTCCATGCACGATACGCGATACCAAAGGAATTAAATGCTTCACTACCATGTCCCATTTCACGGTTTGCAAATACATCGTACATTGTTGTTGCACGACGAATTCCGTCAGTTAAGGCATTTGTTTTAATGCCATTTGCGTTATCAATACGTTTGGCCTCTTGTGCCAGAATTTCAAAGGTTCGATTCGGATTGCTGCCAAACTTCTCAACCAGTGCAATATTTTTTGCCATTGTATCAATGTGTGAATCGATCAAGTCAACAAAGGGAAGTGCGCCATACTTTTCTTGCATCTCAAGCCATGCATCTGCATTTTTCCAATGCAGTACACGAGATTGACTCATTCGATTTGTGACCTTCCCGCCACCCTGGTGCATCTCTCCCACATTTAACTTATTCAGACCATCGGTTGTAATTGATTCAAATGAATAACTGATCATCTCTTTTATTTGATCGTTGGTTAATGGATTGCCATCAACATCCACATACTTTGAGCGATCGATATTTTTAAGCGCATCATCCAACACTGTTGTACCCCTGCGTCTTTTAACTTATCACCATGCCAAATCGTATTAAATCCAAAGTCATCACCAAGATCGCCAATATCGCCACCTGCTGCATTAAATCTTATGCGGAGGTCGTCATACATTTTCCCAAGTTCTTCTGATATCTGCTTTGCAACTTTATTACCCGTATCTTCCCCAAAACGCTCACGAGCAACATCGTTCATTAACTTTTTATCTGTCCAGATTCCTAAAGCACCTTTTATTTTGGTATAGAAATTCCACATATGGCGCTTTGTTTCATTGGCAATCACTTTATATTCTGAGTTCAAAGACGTGATGCCAGACATGTCACCATTATGAGCAATCATGCGGTCTAAATTTTGATTGGCTGCAAGTCCGGGTGTTTTTAAAATTTCTAAACCTTGGCTTATCTTAATGATATCTTTGGCTAAAATCTGTTTTTTTCGTGCTAAATCACTTTGAATATCCTTGGCAACCTGTTCACTTGCTGCTGTCAACTTATCTATCTGGCTCATATTCCGCCACTTATTAATATCTTGACGCGCAAGGCTAGTCATCGCCTTCGTTACACGTTGTTCTATCTTTTTTGCTTCTTGCTGATTCAAAGATTGCTTGCCAAGCGCTTTAGCTACAGCTGCTTCACATTGTGGTTTCATAAAAAAATGCTCAGATATTTTTAACTATCTGAGCATTAATTATGCTGCGGTTTGTTGTGTGCTTAATTATGTCCCGTACTGCAATAAACAATTAATCGCTGTTTGAGATGCAAGGATATCCATATCAGCTAATTCAGTTTCTTTTTTTAGTTGCTCCAATACATTTGAAGCTTTAGTGGTTGCTGATAGCTTATTACCAGCTGCATCTTCAATAAATGTTGCTATATCCATATCAGGATTTTCTCTTAAAATTTGCATCGCTGTAATTTGCTCTGGTGTATCACCAAATAAAGAACCTTGTCGCGGATCACCCATTTGTTCAATCTTATTTATCTCAGACTGAATATAGTCTGAAATCGCTTTAGAGCTGCGCTTGTTAGTATCAAACATATTCAAGAACTGCTTTGCACCATCACTCAAACCGTCATCGATAAGCTGACCTTGATTTAAATAATCAGGCACAGTTTGACCATTGGCTTTTAGATCACTGAGCTTTTGCGCTGCTATAGCTAAATCTTTGGCAATAGTGTTTGCATGTCGCCCACCTTGCTTCATTAAGTCGTTCTGCTGTGCAAGCTGCGGTGCCACTCGCATAAGAGCATTTAGTAAGTTTTTGCTTTCATCATCAAGATTCTCAGACAGTCTTGCGACCAGATTGGAGTCTCCATAAGAATGATGAGCCACTGCTGCTTCAATGCGACGCTTGCCATCTTGGCTAAGTTGCTTGTCCTTGGTTATAAGATTCACACGCTCAGCTTCTGGGATGCCATGCAAGAACTGTTTTACAAACTCATGTGACTGGTCAAAGTTAATATTCCCATCCTGATTGAACTTCAACAGGCTTGTATCTGGGATAACATCGTTTCTTGCTCGCTCTGTTGCGCTGTAACCCGCAATATCCTGCTGATTGGCGACACGTGCAAATTCAACCTGATCAGCTTCAGACAAACGTCTGCGTACCAGTACAGGCTGTTTCATTCCTGAGATATCGATACCATTGTCACGCGCATATTGCTCAACATAGGCGCGATAATCGTCTGCCTTACCTGTTTCACTAGCTTTTCTAATCGCTAATGTACGACCATTGCCAGATTCAACCACGTTATTTAAATCAATAATTGGCGCACCATCAGAAACTCGGTGGCTATTGCCAAGCACTTCTGCTCTTAAATTATTCGCTATATTCTCAATCTGCATCTGTGATGCAGCACTCGAGCGGTCACGTGGCTGTAATTCCTGTGGGTACATTGCATTTAATGCACCGTTCATTTCATTAGACGCAACTAAGTCCGATAAATCCTCAATTTCTGTTAATAGCTCATAGCTGTCTCCATTGGCATCATAAGCGGTGCTGACACGGTTTGAGCCATTGCCACCATAACGCGCACTCACCTTATTCCATTTCTGTTCCCATTTGCTGATAGCCTGCCCGACAGTTAAGCCATCCATGCCGTTGTTCTTCACAATGGCATCAGCATGCTTTGAGTCATACTTACGCACTACATCAATCAGCTTTGCATCAGGATCAGCTTTTAATACCCGAGTTGCCCCCTCTGGACCAAGTAAATGACCTAGGTATTGCTCATGCGCTACTGGCTCACGCCCTAACTTCTTTGCAATATAGGAATTGGCTTCTTTCATGTGCAGCAATCCAACACGGATCTGCTCGTTAATATCCGTCCGATCACCACCACCCAAGCGTTTCCAAGAAGAATTAATAACCTGAAGAATGCCGTTGGCGGTTGATTTTGCATTCTGTGCCGATGCAGAAAAGTTCGCTCCACTTTCAAGGTGAGCAATAGTTAGTGCATCACTTGGGTTAATTCCTACTTGTTCAGCCTTTGTAGCTAGAAGCTGTCCATTACTATTTAGTATCGACTTATTTAGTTTTGGTCTTGCAATTGGCTCGGAAACATCTGAATGAGGCACATTAATAGGCTGTCCACTCATTATCTGTGCTTCAGCAACATTTCTATTTTGTTTAATTTTCTCTCTTGTCTCAATATCACTTGAATGAAGACCAAGCTCGTTGTACTCATCTTCAAGGCGCTTTGCTATAGCTGGTATAACTTCATCTTTTATTTCAGCAGTTGTTTGTGCCTCTTCTGGGGTTTGTTCTAATGCTTTTTTATTGCCACGTGAATCAAGATATGCCGTTCCTCGGTTAATTGCCCCGCCAAGAATTAATCCAGTCATTACGTTCTCTGTAGAGAACTCATACTCTTTTGCTTGTTTTTTATAGCCCTTGTTTTCCAGCAAATTTTCATTGATTGCATGACCCGCTTCAGTAAGCACTACTGGCGCCGCAACCAAGCTAGCATTTTTTAAAGCTCCAGCACCACGGTAAATAGGAACCGCCATTCCCAGACCATCTACAAAAGCATCATTCAGTGACGCTTTTTGTGCTGTAGCTTCATCCACCCCAGAATCAATCAGCTTGTTATAAACATAGTCCTTAGTTGAAGTGCCAACAACATATGCACCACCAGCTACGCCTCCACCAATTGCACCTCGTGTTCCATAGTCTCCCAAACTATTAAGAATTTGAGCCCCCATACCATCACCTTCATTAGGACTATTGTCCTTAATAAATTGCATGGTATCTTTTTTGCCCTTTTTGTATACTCGCTCCGTATACTGCTCAAAAGTGCCTGTTTTAATCACTCCATCTTTTTCTACAGCCAACTGGTAAAGTTGTTGCTGTAACTTGCTATCTTTTGCAGCATCAAGGTTTTCTTCCTCTGTCCCCATCAACGAAACAACAACCTTCCCTAAGCCTGACTTTACGCCACGCTGAATAGCCGTAGATGATCCAGTAAAAAAACCAGGTGTATCTTTTAGTTTTTTTGGATCAGTTGGTGTACCAGGACTTGCGCTTGGTTTCATACTTAGACTTAAGTCATAAGCATCCAAATCACTATCATCGTCATCTAATGCATTGTAGGCTAATCCCATTGCTTATCTCCGCTTGTTCGTGACAATAATCATTTGAGTTCTACCATTCACATTCCATTGCTTACCATCTGCATCCAGCAGGTCATAAATTACATTTCGATCATATGTAGAACCTGGTCTTGCTTGTAGTCGATAGTTATCTTTTACAAAATCAGGAGATAAATTATGTTTTTTGGCAATTTGTTCAAAGCCCGAATTCACAGCAATTTCAAAACCACTATCACTCATCAAATAAGGTTTTTGAACCATCCAATCAGTGACAGTTCCATTTGCTGTTTTAAACTTACCCGTACCAAACCATGAGGTGTTGTGCTGCTGATACAGCCCACCAGTCGTAGCATCTAGGGCTTTATTAAATGAATCAGTATCAACCATATCAGTTTCACTCTTTTGATGATGCCCCGCCTCTGATTCAAAATAAGCGTAGGCTGATTTAAATGCTGACCAGTTGGCAGAATAATCACCGTCACCTGAAAGATTGCTGAGTTTACTGCGGTAATCAGTTTCCAGTGATTTCGGCGTAATTTGATTTCCTGCCTTAATTAAGCTCGCACCTGACAAAATAATATGGCCTGTGTTTTTACCATGGTAGACAGCATTATTTGCTACAGCTACAGCAGCAATGTTGTATATGCCATCACCACCACCAATGGTTTTGATAATCTCTTTTGTTGCACTCAATGAGAGTCTATTTTTTTGAGAACCTTTCATAATGCTAGCTAAGACATCTAATTTCTTATTAGCACTTGCCTTCTCAAAAGATTCCTGAATATCAGCTTTATTTAATGATGGGATTGGATCAAGGCTAATATTGGGTTCTATTTTCTTTGCTTGGTTTAAAGCATGCAAATTATTCACAATTAACCCCATTGTTCCTGCTGGATCTGATAAAAGCTGCTGACCAGTAAAGCCACTCACTTCAATTCCAAGTTTTCCTGCTGCCGATACGTTATTTGATTTCGCATCAGAAACATCTTGGTTATAACTACTACGATACAAATCTAAAAGTTTTTTTCTGTCAGATGCATTATCAGATGGAGTGTTTTTAAAATCGCGCTCTAATTGATCAAGTTTCACTTTCTTGTCATTAGTGCTCAGGTTTTGGAACTCTTGAATCTTTACATAATTTTCTTGTAGAAATTGGAAATCAGAATAAGCTGCTGTGCCCTCTGTCGCCTTGCCTATATTGGTCATGTACTCAAGATCAATTTTTCCACCTGACAATACATTGCTTTGGAGGGCATTTACCAATTTAACCGCATCAGCCTCCTTTTTGTTATGAGCTTGTTGCTCTTGCTTTTGAATACGCAAAATGCCACTTTGCGCAGAATGCATCACACTATTACGTGTAGACCCAGGAAGGCCGTCATAATTTCTTTCATCCTGAAGTTCATCGTAAATTTTTTGATAGTCTTGTACAGTTTTAGCACTTGCTAAGCGATAGCCAATATCGTTGCTCTGTTGTTGTTGCTTGTAGTTTGCGCGGAATTCAATCACTTCCGCTGGACTCAAATAGTCAGCGGCAGCATTAAAAGCATTTTCAACTAAGGGTAGAGCTGCCTCTTGGTCCCTCATTTTGGATCCATTCTCAAGTGTTAACTTAAGGTTAGTCCTTGCCAAATCTCCAGCCACATTGCGTTCAGTTTGATAGAACGTTCCAACCTGACCAGCGCCATATTTAACAAGATTTTCCTTATATCCCTGACTAACACTTGTTGGAAGCTGTGCAATGACCTCATCCATCTTCAAGCCATATTCTTTCGAAAATTCAAGATCAGCATCTGTGGCACTCATGCCACTGGCAACCTTTTGGCGATATTCTGCACCCATGTTTTCAGCATCTAAACCAAATTGACTAACAATGGTAGAAGCTGTTAAATCATCCTTCTTGATTTGATCTTGTTTTTGCTTTTCAGCAATATTACCAATAGAACGGCCAATTTCGGCTAAGCCAGTGTTAGGAGTAAACGATTGCATTTGCGCTTGTGGCGCTTCACGACCACGAGAAATAGGAATACGCATTATTTCCACCCATAAGCTTGAGCAGCAGTATCAATGATGTTACTAGCCGCCTTCATGCCGTAATTGTTACGTTGTGCCTTACCTTGTCGGCGCACATCCGCAGCCGCATAACCCGCTTGCAGTTGGTTTAATAAGGCGTTGTAAGAAGCATCCGAGATAATCTCATCACTGATTACAACTGGCGCACCTACATTTACATCCAAGCCGTTTTCAGCAGCCGCAGCCATAGCACTTGATGCGTCACGCTGCCCTTGTTCTTTAATCTTTTTGCTTTGTACTTTGGAAACGGATTGAATTGTTTTTGCATTACCCTTAGCTGTAGCATCTGCCATAAGCGCATTTGAGATATTGCCAACAGCTTCAAGGCCCGAAGAAATAGCACCACCTTTGCACATGCTTAAACCTCCATCTCAAGAACATAGCCAATCAAGTTGAACCCCAAGCTTTCATAGAGTTTTACTGTTTTATCTGCATGGATGCCTGTCATGGTTCCAATCTGGATACGGTCAGCATTATTAAGCTGTGCCCACCCAATGAAAGTATTCACTAAGAGCTTGGCAATGTTAGATTTACGGTACTCAGGAAGAACATAAACGCCTTGTTCAAAAGCTAGTTTGTGCCCTGTTCGCCAGTCCGTTTCAATAACACCAATGACTGTGCCAACTGGATTTTGATATTCATCTAGGGCTAGAAAAATTGAGTTATGTTTTTTAATTAAATATTCGAATAGATCAGATGCGCTTTGCTCATCAAATCCTTGTTTTGAAAAGATTGGCGATTCTTTAGTGAGACGCTTGCCGAAATCAACAAGCGTATCTAAATCATTTAGGTTTGCTGCCCGTACTTGCATCTCATTTCTCATTAATTGATACCAACATAGAGATACTTTGCATGTGTAAAGGCATAGGTTTGTCGTGTGTTATCTTGACCTCAAGTTCATGTAATGATTGCCAACCAACAAATGAATCTAGTACATAACCTGTGTAAGGCAAGTTTACGAACGCTGATTGGTTGTAATACTTGGTAGATAGCTCTTGACCATTGATATATCCACCGACTGATGCATTCAAAAAGATAGCCATTTCATGCACCTGAATCTTATGAAACATTGCAGTTGTTGGTACTTGGCTAAAGTCTGGTGGCAATAGGTCGATTTCAGTTTTAAACGGTTGGCCAAGGTGTACAGTTTGGGTTAGATCGGTGTTCGATAGATTAATGTTGGTACCACTAATCGTATAAGTTGAATAGAAATATCCATCCGTATTATTAAAATTAACCAGTGGATTATCTAAAACCTGAATATCAAGATTTAAAATAGACCCAACACCATTAGTAACGTTGATATCAAATTCACAATCGCTCTGTGCAGACTCGCTAAACTCTTCTAAAACTGTAGAGCCATTGCGATTAGTAAGCATGAAACACTGGTCCTCACCTAATCCCGTTGGCAAGGCGCAGATAGATAAAACCTGACCACCAAAATCATGCTGAGACCAAGCATTCATTTCTTGATCACGGTTTAATGTGATACTTGAGACTGCACCATCACCCATAACAATCCATACAATAGAGTTTGGTGTTTGCTGGAAGGTTAATTCTTTAATACCTGCATGATTTTCAGGTATGTGTGGGGCAATTTGTGATAATTCAGGCGAGACAAGGCCATCAACTTCATAACGGTATGACATTGCACGTAAACGCTCCCCGCCACGCTGAACAAAGAGAAGCTCATTACCTACGCGGCAAGGCTTAACATTTGCTTGAACACCATAAGAAGTGTGCTCATCAATCTGTGCTGAAGCTGGTGTTAAAGGGCCTTGAGAGTTAATTAAGAACTCAGCACCACCAGTTAATGCAACTACACCACCACGCTGTGACAGGTGCAAAATATTGTCCGATTGGGCTGAACTTGAAGCAATGCTAAACGCATCTGCATCTTGAGTTGTCTCTAAGAAGTTGCCATCGTCACCAATTCGGCTAAACCACATCTGATTAGGGCTTGTTTTTGTATTGGCAAATACCAATCGCTGTTTAAAGAAGCATACTGCCTTTGGATAACCTGCCTCTGCACTAAATGCGATACTTTTTAAAACCCAAGATTTAGCAATTGCCTGCACATCGGATGTAAGTTTTACCAGAACTTCACCATTCACACGGGATGGATCCACATATTCTGTGATTTTGACTTGGCCGCCATTAATTTCAACAATTGAACCAACACTTGCAGGTGTAAAAACGTTTGCTGCTTCGTTTGTCACTTCTTCCCATTCTGTAGTAGTTGCAGAAGGCTCTACCCCCTTATTATCAATAGTTGCTCGCCAAGTCTTACTATTGTGAATAACCCGATCACCAGTTAAATAAGTCTCAGTATTAGACCAGTTTGGGAAAGATGAAGCAGTTAATGAAATAACTTTCCCTACTTCTGTACCGGATGGAGATAAAGCTACGTTTGGAGTGCTGCCTAACTCATCATTAGGGTTCACACCAAAGGTAAAAGCCGCAAATTGCCAGTTAGTAAAGTCAGCAGAACACAGCAAGCGCTGTACAGGTGTATCACCTTGAACGAAATACATGCGGTATTTAGTGTGTGCATACTGTACTTCACGTACTTTTTGGGCCGTGTTGTAAGGTGTCACAGTTTCATAAACAACTGCGTAAGTTCTTGGGTTGTAAACCTTGAGGAAGGACACACCGAGAATAAGCAAATAGGTGTTTTCTGAGTTTGCAATAAACGGAATTAAACGTAATGCCCCTGCAAAAATAGAGCGAAACTTTGTTCCTGGTCTTTTCTTTGCCCCGCCTTCAACCAAGGGCAATGCATTAAGCAATTTTTTAGCACCGTTTGCGTATTGCTGAATGTCTGTGCGTGTCCAAAGTAACGGGCTTAACTCACCAGAACTCAGGTTATTTTTTAGGATCCACTGTCTCATTAGAAGCGCTCCCAATAGTAACTTGATTCTGCGTATTGAACGTCTTGGCTTGGTCGCTCTTGACCATTCACGGTACGCGCTTGCTTAATCAAAAACTGGAATTGTGCTTCTGCTGATTGCCCAGCCGCGTCACTCCCCGTTACTGGCTTACAAAGCTTAGATGCCATTTTGTACGTCATGGCTTCAACCAACATTGCATCCCAAGTTTGCTCGTTGTCGTTGTCAAAAACATATTCAAGATGAATTACCTCAGCATTTGCCAAGATATGACGGTTCTCTACTTCATAGCATTCAGTGTTAGCCGAAATAATCAGGACGTAATCACTAGGCAATGGGAATGCATGAGCATAGCCAAAGCTTGGATATGTTGAGACTGGAGATAGAATTTGCCGTTTTTTGGCGCACGACCAAGGATGAGAGCGCAATATGGATAAACGTGTAGTGTCATAAATATTACGGCACGTTTGAGCTAATTTTGAGTCTTCCTCAAAACTAGCAATTTGCTGCCCACCAATCATGCTCAATGCGTTATTGCAAATGGTGACTTTAGATACAGACATAAGAAAACCCCGAAGCTTTTTGGATAGTTTCTTCGGGGTTTAAAGGCGTTTTGTTGGGTATAAAAAGCACCCCACCGCCTGCCCTAACAGTGGGGTGAAAGCACTTACACTAAGAAGTCGATAGCAACCACTTTCTTCTCATTGGCACGAGCCGCGCCAAATGAGTGAACGCCACCAACCTGTTTGATATTCTTCTTGTCTGGACGAGTAGAAATATCAAAACCTGTAATGTCTGCATCACCAAAGTGTGCAGCAGTTCCCGCATACATCACTGTACGACGCTCTGTAGCACCGCCAGCACCATTGTTGAGTTTTTCGTAAGGGATCCACTCAACACCAAGCCAATTCGTTGTTACTTGGCCTTCTTGAAGCATCTGAATTTTCAAGTAATCAGCATTGGTGAGAGTAGTATCATTAAGGAAGATTTCCATCATATGTGAATCGTAGATCATATATAATTTTTCCCCATTCTTTTCGTCACACTCATTGGTTCGGAATAGGGTTTTTGCCTTAATGATTTGCTTTTTCAGTGGTCCAAAACTTGAAAGAATGATCTGAGTGTTTGGTAAAGCAACCTGAGAAACAGTTTTAGAACCTGCATCATCTACAGTGGTGCGTGTAACACTACCAATTAGAGATTGGTAAATGATGTCATCTGTCGTACGATTGCGGGCACTAACCAAGTTCTTCATGTACTTGTCATTTGGATGCGCCTTTAACTTTGGAATATCACGGTTCTCAATCGGAATAAATAAATCCCAATCTGACATAAGCGCTGTACGTACGCCAGCGTCGGGAATAGTCCAATTAGTATCACCAAAACGCGCACCAGAAGGTGACATTTCGACTTGACCCATATCATTTACAGTGAATGATTCACCGACAATTTTTCCACGGTTCACAATTGTTTTAAGTAATCGTGACTCATTTTGCATTGAGGCAACTTCGTACGTGTCATGAAACTGTTGTACAAACGCTGCCGTAATTTTATTTTCATTCGCCATTGGTTAGCCCCCTAGCCGTATGCTTTTTGGTAATAACTTTGAACTTGGGCAGTGACACGTTTGTGGTCGGGATGACTTTCATCCATGTATGCCTCTGATGCGATTAATTCTTGAATGTTCTCGGCACCGCTTTGTTGGGTGTTTTGAGGCGGCATATCTTCTTGTAATGCCTTGCCAAAGTAGGCAGCTAAACGAATACCGAATGTCGGAGAGTCGACATCTGCTGTTTGCAGACCAGCGGCTTGAATTGCTTGATTGGCGAAACGCAAGTTAGCTTCGTAATCGTTACCCCAATCCTGTTGAAGTGCTTTTACTTGCACGGCTGTGTGCTGGTCATAAGCCTTCATCACCACAGCCATTTGTTCATTGGTTAGTCCAGCTTGATGAGCACTTTCTAAAAAAGCTTTGTTATCTTCATTAGATTTGAATGCATCAAAATCAAAGCCTTCCAACTCCACTTTGTAAGCGTCAGCAGATTCAGGAATATCTGGCTTGGTTTCTGTCTCAGCTTCTGGCTGTTTCTGCTCTTGAGTTTGGCTCTCAACTGGTGGCGTTGCTGTATCCACAGGTGTTGTTTGAGTTTGTTCAGTTGCTTGAACGTTTTCTGTGTTTGTCTCTTGTTGTTCATTAAGCATCGTTCTCTACCTCACTGTAATTTGGGTCATTTGCTTTGTTGATTTCATTGATGATTCCAGCCACAACGCTTTGTTGACCAAGCTTGTAATTGGTTTCGCGGTCTGTATTTGAGAAGGCATTGCGGCAATATTTTTGGGTCAGATGCTCAAGGATGCGTTGCCCGTTCAGATCCAGATCAAACACGACCCGATATGTCTCTGGCGTTGCTGGGCGCAATGCTCTGTGTTGAACAAAAGTTCCAACTTCTTCGGGCTTCTGTTCCTTGTTGCGGAGGCTTTCTTCAAGCTGCTGAATGCGTGAATTGGCTTTATCTAATTCCTCTTGTGACTTAGCCAATTGAATGGTGGTATCTAAGTGCAAGCGGTTCTCAGCCCAATACTTTTCCTGCCATTCCTCACCACTAACTTTGTACGCTAGGGCGAATGCAGCAGCCACGATAAAGGCAAGAACTGCAACTACAAAAAGGGCATTAATCATTGTCGTGTCTCACTGGTTAATTCAGACTCAAGGCCCTTACCAACTGCATTGGCGAGTGGTTGTGCTAGAGCCTGCTCTTGTTCTTGTTGTGCAGCTTGTTGCTGTGCTTCCTGACGCTGCTTACGGATTGCATCGATCTGATCTTGAGTACGTAGAATTGCTGTAGGCACACCTAAGCCCATGCCTGAAACTTGCGCTACGGCATCCATGTCTACGTTGTCTAGGATTGATGGATCTATTTGAGCTACGTTCGACATTCCAGCTAAGAAGCGCTCAATTGCTGTGACTTCTTCAAGTTGCTGTGAACGGGCCAAAGCAGAAATAAACTTGAATGACAGATTGCGGCCTTGCATTTCTTGTGGTGCTTCACCAATCACACCTGCACGATAAGCAAGCCCAAAAGTACGCTCTAACAAAGGCGTTAATAATTCAGCTTGCCAACGGCCATAAAGCGGTCCTAATTGCTGGCGAATTAAGTCAACACGTACATGCACTTCGGTTGCTGTCATTGCTGGCCCATCGGCAGGCTGCAACTGATCTGCCATCATCTTTTTACGAATTGCACCTTGAAGATGAGCTAACAAATCAACGCCAACTTGATAACCTTTGCCATCATCAATGCGTTTCAATGAGTTCACATCATTAACGACAATGATTTTCCCGCCACCTAAGCGCACTGTACGGGGGTTAAACGTGCCATCATCTACACCTGCATACATGCCTAGAGTTGAAATTTCAGCACTGCGCAATGTGTCACGCATTAACTTGTTAGCTGTTTTAGCGTCTGGTAAAGCAATAGAGACTTGACCAGTTCCATAAACTGAATTTGGAATCTTTCTAAAGCGTGGAATTACAAAAGGAAATTCGTTGTATCCAGTCTCACGAAGAACATTTTTTTCATCAACTTCAACGTGATATGACGCAAAAGGCATTTCCTTCGGCATCAACTGACGATCGCCTTTGATGTAACCAGTTTTACGCGGCTCAACTACCCACAAGACCTTAACCTTGCAATCTGGTTTGGACTTGTAAGTGTTACGAACCTTCTCACTGACCTTGTTTTCGCCATACTCATTGACTAACGCGGCCATCGTCATTTCATATTCACGATAGAGCGTGTCAACTTTCTGATCTTGACGTGTTGAAGCTAGATAGCATTGCCCGATATCCCATGTCTGGAATACATAGCCCCCACCTGCATAACGATCTACATCGGCATACATTACGCCCCAACCAGCAACCACACAGTCGAGAACTAAGTCAAAGATTTCGCTATCGTAGTTAGCACCGTGAATATTGCGCCAAATGAATTGACACACCTCATCCAGCCACTTCTCACCTTCTGTGAGTTCGGCTGGATCATCCACGCCATTCGGCACAGCTTTAAACCACAGCGCATTGGCTGGCGTGGTCCCTGAAATGATGCTCGATACAAGTAATTGCGTTGCTTCTGATAGTGTTGAATCTAATAGCTCAGCTCGTTGTGTCTTACGTGTATCTGTTACATCATCACCTATAAACGATTGCTGACGCTCAGGGGCCGCATAGCGATAGCACTCAGACCAATGCGGTTCTAAGCGGTTTCGCGCTGCTTTAAGCTCGCTTAAGCGTTTGCATAACCTTGCTACTAGCTCACTCATATCAGCCGCCTAAAGTTGTTTTCTTTTGGTTGTCTGTAGCAGACGCCAAAACAGTTGAAGCATTACGTTTACGACGCTCTGCCGTTGCTGCATTTGCATCTAATTGAGCTTGGTTTTTAGCGGCTGCATCTGCTGCTTCTGCATCAAACCCTTTTGAAGCGCCTTTGGTATCTGTGAGCCCAACCATGTCAGTCACAGATGAAAGGAGTTTTCCTAATCCGCCTCCGCACATTAGTCCGCCTCCTTAGTTGACCAGCCCTTTTCAGTCAAAACAGGAATGCGTTTTTTAGGCTGTGCTGCACCAGCGGCACTTGGCGCTTCTGGTTGCGTAGACTTCTTTAGCTCGGCAATTTGAGCACGCATCTGCGCTAACTCTTGGCGCAATAGTTCTTCTTGAGATGGACCAGTTTCACCTGTGTTTTGATCATCACCACCAGTGATATGTTCTAAAGCAGCGTCAGCCTGATCTTTAGTCGATGTGTCTTGGTTTGTTTCAGGCGTTTGTGCTTGTTGTTCTTGATTCGGTTCAGCAGTCACACCCGGTGTTTTAATTTCTCGTTTATTCGCAGCCATGAAAAAGCCCCATTCGTTGTGAATAGGGCTAGTGTTGTGTTTATTAAGTTGGGGTTTGTTGGGTGATTAAATCGCTTTATAGTCCACCCACTTCCCATCTATCTTTTCAAGAATTCCACATAAGACGTATTCTTTTGCAATTTCATGTGGACCAGCGTTTGGATGCATTTCTCTAAGCCACGGACTTCTATTCCAAGCTAGAATTTCAAGTACTTTTAGTGCAGCTTTAGCCTCATCAAGATTTTCATATTCAATCTCTACAACCCCATCAGGCGCTTTTTCTTCTTCAATCCAGACTCTATACAT